AGGGGCATGGCGCTGCGGTCGATTGCCCCACCCCTCTGGAATAGTCCCCCACCCCACAACAGGTGTTCCGGGGCGGTAATACTCCGCCAGGCGCGGGATCGCGAGGAAGTCGTCGTCGTTGTGTCTCACCGAATGGCCTTTCGCGTTACACAACGAGCGTTGTGTTTCGTGGATGTTCGGCAAGCGCGGAGGTAGGCGTGGGGGTCGGTCACCGCTTGGCGGCTCGCTTCAACTCGGCGCGAAGCTCCTCGACAATACGAGGCGCACACTCCACCAACCATCGGGGTCCGCCCTTCTCGATCACCTCTTCCCAAGAGCGCAGCCGGGATTCAATGCTGCTGGTCACCCCTCCGTCTCCGGGCGAACATCAAGCTGGCGGATGGCGGAGCGGACTGGCGCGAATACCCAATCCCACAGGGTAGCTTCGCCGTCTAACCCGTCTTCCTCGTGCCATTGCTGCGAGTTGTGGAAGAGATTCGACGCTGTCTTAACGCGGCCTTCGATCGCCCGCAGCGCCCCATCCAACGGCTGCACCTGTTGCAGGGCTGCCTCAAGCATCGGACGCATCTGTTTGTGCCACACCTCGGCGGGCGTCCTATCCTGCGCCGGGATGCCGAGCATCTTGCCGATCTGGTAGAACGCGTCGCTGTAACCGGTGGCGCGCTCAACAAGCGCCTCATCGGCTACCGGTGTGGGGGTGCGGAGAGCGGCGCGGCCTTGTCGCTCCATGATGTCAGCGCAATCGCATAGGACACCCGCTACGGCCTTCCAGTTTGCTGCCTTGTCAGCGGTTATCATCCGAGCCAGATCGCGAACGCCCTCAACGTAGGCTTGGTCCTCATATTCGACCGCCTCATCCGCCAGCAGTTCATCCCTATCGGGGGTGCTATTCATGGCCCAAATCCTTGGGCGGTGAAACGTCGGCGTAAAGGCTGCCATGCTGCCCCGGCGCGTTGCTGTTGGTGCAGGCGAGACGGTGATCGGCCGCGTGGGGGCAGCGCTTGTTGCCGCACGTCTCGCACAGAAACATCCCCATCATGCGGAGGTCTTGCCCGCCGAACCCGTCCTCGCGAGGTTCAGCCTCGACGGCGGCCTTGGTGCAGCGGTAGCAGGCGCAGTCCATCACTCTTCCCCCCAATAGCTCATGTCTGCATCCGCGCATTCCTCTGGCCCAAGGGCGCGCTGCCAGTCGGTTTCCCAATAGGTCGGCGCCGTTTCATCCGCGTATTCGGCGATGCTATCACCGTCATCGAAGGTCGGCCCAGCGACCGCGAGCATCCGCGCCTTGAAGCGCGCGCAGAACTCCGCTTCGGCCAACCCCTCGGCCACCTTCTGTGCGTCAGTTTTCACGGTCGGCTCCAATGCTGTTGAGGGTGGCGCTAGTCATCTGCGAACCGACCGAGCTTCAAGTTGATTGTGCCGCCGTTCGCGTTTCGGAGCGCTTCATTGACCAGTTTGACGTGCATGGGCTGGCGAATGTCGAAGCCCTTGGCGTTGACCTGCGAGCGCCCGCTTCCGAAACTGGTCGTATTGACGCAGCGGCCTCCAATGTGTGTGATCGGCATCATTCATCTCCTTGTTCGATGCTGTTCCAAGCGGTGAGGGCGGCGCCGAGCCGTTCCCAAAGTTCGTAGCGGACCAGAAATCGGTGGGCACATTCGTAGTTGAGGTCGCTGTTCTGGTAGGCGTCGAATTGCGCCAACAGAGCGTTAGTCGCCTCCGCTATCGCGTCCCCCGCAGCCTTCTGACGGGATAGGGCTTCGGCGAGTGCGGGACCGTCAGGGTTGACGAGGCGATCTTCTGTCGTGGCGCGCCGCTCGATCATGTCGAAGTCCACTGTGATGACCTGCTTCCGCTTTGCTCGTTCGATCAGCTTCTCAACGTTCATTGTCTGTCTCCATGCGGGAGCGGATGGCGGTGGCGATGTCATCGCAGACGTGCGCTTGGGCAAAGTTGCCTTTGGCGCGTTCGGCTTTCCGACGATCATCCGCGATCCGCGCATCTTCCTCGCGCGTCTTGGCTTCGGCGGCGATGCGGTGGGATGCGATCCAAGCGGCTGCATTGTCCACGGCATCGTATTCTGGCTTCATGCACACCAGCTTGAGCTGTGCGTCGGCAATGATCCGCTTGGCTAAGTCAATGTCCACCTGTTCAACCTTGCTCGGGGTGGTCATGGCTGTGGGCATGGGGAGGAGTCCTTTGAATGGGGTGGGAAAGGGTGGGCGAATGCGCTACGCGCACCGGGCTCTATTTCGCTTCGCTCAACCGAGCCCCTACGGGTCTCGTCCGCTTCGCGGCCACGATCCCTTTCGCGGGTCATGGACGCCTCTGTTTGGCCGCAGCCGCGCGGTATTTCTCAATGTCGGTTGCATCGCGATAGACCGCTCGGGGCTCGCGCCACTCTGCGTCGTAAGCAGCCTGGCGCATTTCGGCGGTCACATTGCTAGCGTTCGGGCCTCCCTTGGCCGCGCACTTCCGAGAGCAGAACTTTGGCACCGGCACGCCATCATCAAGTTCCCGGATGCTACAGTAGACGCTCCAGCCCTTGCCCCAGAGACTTACTGTGCCGCAAATGCAGCAGCAGTGAAGCAGGCGGTTGCCCGCGCCCCGCCTCCGCTGGGGACCACGCTCGCTCTTAATCCAATCGTGCACCTTCACCAGAACGCTCCGCGAACAGACTGTGCCACTCGTTGTGTCACGGCGAACCGATGTTCCTCGCGCTTTCCGCGCATCCCGCGTTGACAGGAAATGGCTGAAACCCTAGGGAACCCGCCGCTGGAGACGTGGGTGAGTGGCTGAAACCAACGGTTTGCTAAGACGTTTTGCGCGCCGTTGAGCATCCCCTGAATGTGGCAGAAATCAGCCATTTTCGCCAGCCTTTTCGCCTTCAGACTGTTGGTTCTGTGCCGCGTCTTGTGCCACCCTATGAATTGCATCGCGGCGCTCGTCCGGGGTCAGATGCTTCAGGTAGCCTTCGGTTGTCTTGATGCTTTTGTGGCCCAAGGTGAGCTGCAAATCGTAGAGCGTCCCGCGCCGTTCCTGGAGGTAGCGCACGGCAAACAGGTGGCGTAGATCGTGGAAGCGGAAGCGCTTGAACTCCGATCCTTGCCGTGCCGCATTTCGTGCCACCCTCGCGACCGTGGCGTAGAACTGCGAGCCGACGTTGAAGAACCGCTCACCCTCCCCCCGCCAGAACACGAACGGCTTGCGCAGATAGCGCGGTTGCCGGTCAATGATCGCCAGCGCCTTCGGGGTCAGGGTGATGTGCTTGACCTCGCCGCCCTTGTTCTCTTCGCTGACCACGGCCATGCGCCGCCGGTCGATCTGGTCATGCTGGAGTGAGGCAATCTCTTCCTCGCGCATCCCAGTCTCAAGCGCGAACGCGGCCATGTCAATGAACCGGCTGCCGAGCGCAAACACCGCGTCAACGCTGTCCTGGCGGGGCAGAATGATCGGCTCGCGTCGTTCCTTGAAGCGGCTGCGATCCAGGGTGCGGGCCGCGTTCTCCTCGATCCACTCCTTGTCGATGCAGTGGGCCAGCACGGATGAAACGGCGGTCATGTCGCGGCGGATCGTGGCGTTTGTGACGCCAGCCCTCTGCCGGTCGCCGACGATTTGCTTGAGCAGCTTGCCGTCGATTTCGTGAACGTCCCTGTCGTCAAGCCACGGGCGAAGCTGCCCGAGGCTGACGAGATAGCGGTCGAACGTGGCCGGTCTGATCCCGTAGGCCTTTGCGCCGAGCGTCGACCACGAAACAACAGCGGCTTTCCATGAGGTTGGCGCGACAGCCCCGAAATAGGCTTGGTCGATGATTTCCTGCCGGCGGACATTCAGCGCGCGCTCAGCCGCTTTGACAGAGCGAGTTCGTAGGCTTTCTCGATACTCGACTCCGCGAACCTTGAACCGCGCCCAGATAATCTCCCCGCGCCGGTAGAGGCCTTTCGGTAGTTTCTCCCGCATGGCGTGTGTCCTAATCTGGCGAGTTGTGAAGCGTCGAAGGTCCAGCGCCCGAAAACCTTCCGCGCACCGGGTATTAGGCCAGCAGCGGCCTTTTCTTGCAAGGTCCGCGCCGGGATTCCTGTGAGGCGCTGAGCCTCGGCGGTGCGGACCCGCTCGCTCATCTGCCGAACAACCTCTCCCACCACGAGGGCGGGGACATGGGTTGAGGAACGAACGGCGCCGCAATGTGTGACTGGCGCAAGCGAGGCGGCGGGTTCAGGTGCGCCGGCTCGCCGTTGCGCTTGGCTATCGCGCGGGTCATGGGGTGGGCTCCGGTGAGGGCTTACGGGGCGGCTGTCCGAACATGCAGGGCGCGCACAGGATCACGCCGTCGATCTGGCGGGCCGTCTTGCGGGACAGGCGCTTGTTGCAGCGTTCGCAGGTCAGGATGGTCATCGGAGTTGCATCTTTGCGCGTTCGGTCGCGTTGGCGGTTCGCCACGCCTCGAAGCGCAGCTCCTTGCCCCGTGCACGGCCCTCCAGCGTGCGCCAGGTGATGTTCTTCGCCATCCAGTCCTTCGACGCCTGTCGGTATTCAGGGGACGCCAGAGCGCGTTGCTCGGCTTCCGTGGCGGATACCTTGTCATCCTTGAAGCGCAGGAATTCGATGGCCTTGATCTGCTTGGCGTAGGCTTCGGCGTTCTCGGCTTCGGCGCGGGCGATCGATGCCTGCTCGAACAGGCTCTCCGCGTCATGGATCGCGGCTTCCATCTTGTCGGGAATGGCGATGGCGTTCATGCTGCTTTCCTTTCGAGCGCTTCACTTTCGGCCCACAGACGTTCTGCCTCGGCGAAAAGATCGATGCCCCATTCCTGGTAGAATCCACGGTGGCCGAGCGCTTCGACGCTGATCTTCGGGCCATGCTGGATCAGGTGATATTCCGCCGCCAAGGGCACGACCAGACGATGCGAGCGCGTGAAGCGTCCCATCCGATCGGCATAGCCGGTGACATGGTGCAGGGTGACCGGACGCTTGCCCGATACGAGGCAAGGCAATCCGGCCACCCGGCTCATGTGCCGCTTCTCCAAGGCGGACGCTGCTTTCATCAGAACGGAATGTCGTCATCGAGGTCGTTGTCGCGGACATCTTCGCGCCATGCCTCGGGATCATTCGCCTTGTCGGCATCCTTCGGCGACTTGGCGTTCTTGATAAGCTCCTGAAGCCAGGGCCGCAGCTTGTCGAAGGTGTCCGGGTTGTCGGCGTCGTAGATGAGCGGCTCGCCTTCCATCACCGGCACCTTCGTGTCGGCGTGAAGCCGCACGGCGCTGTCGATGTTGGCGTAAACCCCGCCGCCGTCCTTGGGCGCGTGAGACACCGACAACATGCACGGTGCGCCGACAACGGTGGTCACGTCGAACTTCTTGAGCTCTTCGGGAGTGAACGCCCGGCCGCGCCACGTTTGCAGCAACTTGCGAAGCGCCGACTTCTCATGGAGCGAAAGGGTGTATTTCGCGCCGATGGTCATCGGACCCTCGAATGTCTGCCCGTCCTTTTCATAGGACAGGCGCAGGCTCGGTATCTGCCAGCGGAAATAGACCTTGTGCTGGATTTTGCCGCCGAACTTGGCAGACCCTTCCTGCAACCCAAGATCCACGAACATATCGCAGACCGCAGGGTGCGGGCCTTCGGGAACGGGGGTGAAATCGCCGCCCCCTCCGGTATCGCTTGCGTAGGTGCTCATCGTCTTCTTCCTTTCATGGTGCCCGCTCAGCGGGGCTTGGGTAAATCTCAGGCGGCGTGTTTGCGCTCGTGGAACACCACGCCAGGGACGGGGGCACGAGTGCTGCGCGCGTCCACCGCTGCTAGGTTCTGCAAAAGTTCGATGAAGGCGCTTGGCTGTGTCGCGTAATAGTGACGCAAGGCCGCGCTCTGATCGGTGATTTCCGCTTCCCAATGCGTCCGCAGGCCTGTCGCCGAGCGATCGATCTTGTTCGCCACGGCGGTTAGCTTCGTCGCAGCCGCGAACTGCTGTTCGGCCTCAAACCGGATTTCCAGATCGTCGGACTGCCGCAGGGCCTCTTGTGCTGCCTTCTGGCGCGCTTCGGCTTCCTCGCGAGCCTTGCGGGCGGCTTCGTCCTTTGCCCTCTGCTTGGCCGTGCGGTAGGGTGTGAGCGCCGCTTTGAGCGCCTCGGCCGCCTTGTCGCACTTGTCGAGCAAAGGCTTCCACGCGGCCTGCACGGCCTTGGCGGCATCATCGTGCGGCTTCTTCTCCGCCTTGCGCAGAGCTTCGGCATCGTTGGCCGTTTTGCGCACATCATCCAGGAGCGCCGCCAGTGCGTCCTCTTGTTCATCCGTGGTGACGGGGCTCGCCGTGCTGCCCGAGACGAGCGAGAACAGGTCATCGATGTGCAGCGACATCGTGACAACGGGTGGGGGCCGGTTATGACCGGGGCCGGGGGCGACTGTTTCTGTCATGCCGCGTCCAGCCAGTCGGCATTGGCATCCCGCGCCCGTTCAAGCGCCTCGGCAATGCTGTCGCCGATGCCCGACACTCCCCCGCCGCGCAGCAGCACATCCCAATGGAACGTGCCCTTGCCGAGTGCGGGAGTAGGCACCCAACGGACCTCTCGGATGCCGTTGGCGGTCATCCAGGCTTCGATCTTTGCGGGGTTCACGACTGATCCTCCGATTGGTCTTCTGCTGTCTTGGTTGTTGGGATGGGGGGATTGGGCGCATCGAGCGGAAGCGCGATCGTGCCGCGTTCCTGGCCGGGCTCGGTCACGGGCGAGAGGCTGTCATGCTCGCCGCACCCGCGCCCGACTTGGCCGCTGTCGCGAGCGTCAACGAAGTCGCGCCAGTGGACCCAGCCATGGCCGCAAGCGAAGCCCCACTCGCGCTCGACGGGGCCGGTCATGAACAGGCTGATCGCGCGCTGACCGGGAATCACTTCAAGGCGATGCAGCGTGTTGGCTGAGCGCGTCACGACATCGCCAGCTTGGCGTGTGAACGTGCCTTCGGGAGTGTGTTCGATGTAGCCGCCGAGTAGGATTACGCTGGTGTTGCCCCACGGGTGATCGTGGAGCGCGCGGTCGTCGTCGCTCTGCCGAATGTCGTGCAGATAGACGTTGCAATAATTGTTGCGGGGCATAACCCACCAGCGGCGCAGGTAGTCGTCGCCGATCACGAAGTCCGGCGGACGCGAGGCCATAAGCCCTTCGGCCCAGCGCCCCATTGCGGACAGGTCGGCTGTGAAGGTGCCGCTCATCCCGCCACCTGCACAATCGCCCAGAACGAACTGATCGCCAGCGATACCGCCCACGCCAGCACTCCCAAGGATAGCTTTTCAGCTAATGTCATCAAACCGCTCCCACTTTCCCGAGAAGCCGGGCAACGCGATCAAGCCTGTCGCTCGTCCTCTGAATGTCGGCCTTGTGCTGTTCATGGCGCTCGGCCATCAGGGCCAGGGCGCGCTCGAAGGCGTCGAGCGGATCGCCGCGGTCTGAGTGCGGAACGTAGCGCATCAGCCCTCTCCCCCTTTTGCTTGGCGGAGAGCGTCCGCGATTGAGGACGCGAGCTTGCCGTGCACGCGGGCCGCATTAGGGCAGCCGTGTGGACCGCTCCGTGCGCTGCCGAGCACTTCCATGCAGATGGCGGCACACGTCCCTTGCCCCGTTTCGAACTTGCCCGATTGGCAAAGGGCCTTCGTGATCAGCGCCTCAATCAAGACATCGGAGATATCGTGACGGGTGTTCCAGGTTGCATGATCTGGGGCTCTGACGTGGCACATGCGGCAATAAACCGGCTCGGGCGGCCCCATCGCGAGGATGTTGTCGCTGCCGCAGTGGGCGCAGGGTTTCATCTCAATCATGATTGCTGTCCTGACCAAGAGGGGTGGGCGCATCCGCGTTGCGGACCGCGCTCTCGTGAACCGAGCCGCTTTGCGTCTCGGCCCTACGGGCTTCGATCGCTTGCGCTTGCTCTCGCGCCCATTGCCGAGCGACATCGTATTCGATGTATTCCGGGCCGCCCCAATCCTTACCCTCGTTCAGGATTTCACAGAGCGCATCTCCGAGTTCATCATCCAGCTTGAGATAGAAGCCAGAGCCCCACTCGAACGCGGTTGCGCAGTCCGAGCCGAACTTTTCCCCGGCCCGGAAAATCTCGCGCAACTGCTCATAGTTCAGCGTGATAGCGCTAGGGATACCGTCCCGCAGGGGCGAGACCGGAACGGGCTCGACAGCGGTAGCCCGGTCCTGCGAAGCAGGAAGCGCCCCTACTCCACCTAAGTCCTTATCATCCCCACACATCAAGAGAGCCCTTCCATCGTAGAACGGGCGCGCAAACATGCGGCGGTCAGAGCGAGCGCGGGGGTGGCAGCGTTGCCGTATTCAGAAACGGCGGTGTGAGTGTATTTCCAAATGTGGAAAGCGCGACCCGACCCCCCGGTCCAACCACACCCCTCCGGCACGAGCGTCAGGGCTGCGTCGAGGGATAGTGTGTAAGCGGGCGCTCCGTCGTTATCGCCCAGCAGATCATGGATCGCGTGGTCCAGATCGGGGTCGAAACCCTCGGCATCTTCCACCCGTTCTGCAAGCAAGAGAAGGTCAGTCATGCTGGCCTCCCGTGGCTTTGGCGATTGCGGCGCGCGCACGTTCACGCTCGCATTTCACGATCTCAAAGTTGGTGTTCCCCATGATCTCGCGGGCATCCAACTCAAAGGCGACGAACTGCGTAAGCGCGTGGTCGGCAGACTTCAGAGCCGCGAGCATGTCGGGAGCCGCCGCTATCAGGCGGGCATTGGCCAGCGCTTCATCAGGGTCACAATCGTCAGAATAGACCTCTGCGACTTCGTAGCCATGCGGCCCTTCAACAAGCCCCTCGCCCACGACGTAGCGCTTGCCGTCTCCGGTGCGCTCGAAGGGCCACGGCCCTGGCGTGTGCCCTGCGCTCACGACCGCCCTCCCGCCCGACGCTCTTCGCGATTGAACTTGCGGTGCTGCTTGGAGTGCGCCTTCAACTGGTCGTCAGAGAGCGCCTTCCAGCGAGCAATCGCCTCCCGCATTACGGGATGGTCGAGCGGCATAAGATCGTCGTCGGGAGCCTGGGCGCGAACCCACTTGTCAGCGCAGGACTGGCACATCTGATCGCCGTCGAGTTCGGTGACCGCAGGGATGGCGCAACACAGGTCGCACCCATCCGCCATGCGGTCGGCTTGCGCGTCTGCGATGATCCGAACGGGAAGGGACGCGTTCATTGTCCGTGCTCCCGCATCTCGTCGCGGACTTCCATCCACAGCTTGCCGAGCATGTTCTGGCCGTCGCGGTTCGGACCCCAACCCCAGAAGTCGTCGCGCCAGCTGTTCTCGACTAGCTCGCGGTCGCCAGTGGCGAGGAGTTTGCGGCGGACGTATTCGTGCTGCTCGGCCTTGCGGGTGAGAATATCCCGCATGAAATTGACCTTCACGCGATCCCAGTCGGGACGGCGCAGGTCACGGTTGCGCTCGGCGATTTTGAACGCCTCGTGTGCAGACGGCGCGTCCTTCACTGCCTCCGCGATGTCAGGTTTGGCGCTGACGCCGTCGTCGGACGTGGCAAACTTCAGCCAGTGATACAGGTGTTCCGAAGTCTGGAAACGGAGGCCCTTATAGGCGACGTTGAAGCTGCTGAAGTTCGACAGGACGTAGAAGTCCTGCTCGTAGAAGCAGACGCGTTCGGGCGTATCGAGGCCGTGGCATTCGACCGCGATAGGGATGCTGCTCTGCGAAGACGCCGTAGGCGGCTGAGGCCGTAGGCCAGCAGCCCGGACCTCCGAAGGAGGTATCGCCCCCTTCATACCGCACCTACCACCAGCATCACGCCACCAATAACGATGAACGCCAAGACTAGAGCGTGGGGGAGAAGGCGGAGGGTCATGCCGACACCTGCATCGGCAGGCGATCGATGAAGCAGGTGTTCCAAGCCGCGTCGTAGGAATACTCGTTGCCCGCATCATCGCGGACCCAGTATTCATACCAGTCGCCAGACGTGGGCGAGCGGGTCTGCATGAGAGCCGCCACGATGTGCGAGGCGAACTCCAGATCGTCGGAGGTAGCGTAAACGCCCTCCGTCCTGTTGCAGATCACATGGTAGGCCTGTGCCACGCTCTCTTCCCCATCTGCGCCAGAGGTGTCTGGCTGCTGTGGGGAGATATTGCGACTATCGCAACATTAGGTCAAGCGATTTTATTGCGACAGTCGCAACTTTTTGAGGGGCGCGCGAATCTGGCGTCAAAGCCACTCAGCTTTCATCACGGCGCGGCCTACGATCTCGAACATATCCTCGCCGACCATGATCGGCTTGTGATCCTTGTTGGATGAGACCGGCACGAACCGAGCAGGGTCGGGCATGAACTGCTTGAACGTAACGTCGCCTTCCGCATTGCGGATCACGTAAAGTTTGCGGGTGACGAGCTGCTTGTCGAGAGGGTTGACGATGATATGCGTCCCCTCCGGCGCGCGCTCATCCATGCTATCGCCTTCGACCCTTACGACGAAGGCCTCCTTGGGGAGTGACGGGTCAGGGGAGGGCATCCAGCCCATCGGATGCTCCACCGCTTCGCGCCAGTTGCCGGCCGGAACCAGACCAATGATCGGCAGCTTTGCAACGCCTGTTGGTGTCGGTGGCGCCATGCCCAGGAAGGTGAGCAGGGTTTGCGCTTCTTCCGCGGTGAAGCGCCTGACATCCGGCCCCTTGAACGACTTCGAGACCTTGTCGGTCGATATGCCCAGCATTCGCGCGATGTGCACCTGCTTGCATTTCCGCTCCCGGAGCGCCGCCACGATAGCCATCTGATCCATCGGATCATCAAGCGGTTCTATACGAAAATCGCAAAAGCGATTATCGCAACATTCCGCTTGCGTCAGAGTTGCGATTGTCGCAATATACCTCGCATGAGCACCGACGCTGAGAAAGTCCTGCATCACCTTGGAGGCACTAGTGCCGTGGCCAAGTTGATCGAGGCCCCCGTATCAACCGTCCATAGCTGGCGGTCCATCGGCATCCCCGCCTCGCGACTGGCCCATCTAAGGCTGATAGCGGAGAAACAGGGCAAGCCGCTCCCGCCCGATTTGTCCGCGCTTCCCGACATTTCGGAGACGCCGACGCAGGCCGCTGCCTGATGCCGCCCGCAGCCTTCTACCGCGCACTCTACATGACGCTCTGGCGCCTTAACGAGCGTCACGATCTGCGCGCCTCTGCCAAGCGGTTCATCGCCCTTGTTGGCGAATACCCGGCCAAGGCGACCACTGACGCGCAGGCTTACCGCCACGCAGCATGGTTTGCCCTCAAGTGTGGGCTGCTGACGCTCGGGTTCATCCACCTTGTTCACCTCGGAATTGAGGTGGCGCTGTGACGCTAATCCCGCGTGAGGTGGTCGAAGGCCAGCGCGACCAGAACGAGCGCAGCAGAGGCTGCGGCAATGATGCCATAGATGACCTGCGCGTAACCGATTGCATCGGGGCCAAGGTAATCGGCGAGAGTGACACCGGCCAGCAATATGGAAACGACAAGAAACAAGAGCGCGCCGTAGCGCACGATGACGTCTTTGGCCCGAGACCATGCGCGTCTCTCGCGAAAGGCCAGGGCCCCCAGACCGGCAACCGTTGGAACGACGACGGCCACGACCAGCCCCAGGATCGAGAGAGTTTCCATCGGTCAATCCTGACACCCGCGAGCCGGGAGTCAATCCGGTGATCCGCCCCTTCCTCCCACATTGGCGAACACGCCTCATCAACAGCCTCCACGGCCGAACGGCATGGATCGTGTCTGCCCGGATCGCGCCCGCAATGAGGGTGCTGGCTCACGTTGATGGACCGGCGAATGATACGGTCGATCCGTGGAGCGCGGCATAGTGCGCTACGGCTCCGTCTGTTCCGGCATCGAATTGGGCCAACGCTTTGGTCGGTTGACTGTCGCGGCGCGCGTTGAAGGTCGGCGCCGTGACCAATGGCGTTGGCGCTGCACCTGCGATTGCGGCGGCGTCCTTGTGCTGCCGGGCTCCAACCTTCGCTTCGGCAAAAATCGAAGCTGCGGCTGTTTTCGCCGGGACCGCATGGGAGCGATGTTCCGTTCGCACGGAAAGTCTCAGACCACCGAATACTGCATGTTCTACGACGCTCGCAAACGTGCGCGAGCTCGCGGTCTTCCGTTCACCATTGCGCCGGACGACATCACGATCCCGGCCGTGTGCCCCGTGTTGGGCATCACATTGTCGTCCGATGGGCCGCGCGATCATCGCGCATCCTTGGACCGCATCATTCCCGAGCATGGCTACACGCCCTCCAACGTAAGGGTAATTTCGTTCCGGGCTAACCGCATCAAGTCGGACGCGACCGCTGCCGAACTCCTTGCCGTCCTCAAATATGTGGAGGGCGCGCAGTGAGATACGGAAGTGTTTGCAGCGGAATAGAAGCCGCAACCGCTGCCTGGCACCCGCTGGGATGGGAGCCTGCGTTCTTCTCCGAGATAGAGGCATTCCCGCGCGCCGTGCTGGCGCACCATTACCCGCATGTTCCGCTTCACGGCGACTTCACCACGATCGGAGCCGACGAATATGGGCCAATTGACCTTCTTGTCGGAGGCACCCCCTGTCAATCGTTCAGCATCGCCGGCCTTAGAGGCGGACTGGCTGACGACCGTGGCAACCTCGCGCTTGAGTTTCTCCGCCTTGCTGATCGCACACGGCCCCGATGGCTGGTGTGGGAGAACGTCCCCGGCGTCCTGTCGTCGGGAGGCGGACGGGACTTTGGTTCCATCCTCGGAGGGCTGGTCGAACTCGGGTATGGGTTCGCCTACCGAATCTTGGACGCTCAGCACTTTGGAATTCCCCAACGGCGCCGCCGCGTGTTCGTTGTTGGACATTCTGGAGACTGGCGACGTGCTGCGGCGGTTCTTTTTGAGCGCCACAGCCTGTCGTGGAATATTGCGCCGAGCCGCCAAGCGGGACCGGCAGTTGCCGCACTCACTGCAACAGGCGTTGGAACTTGCGGCGCAGATGACAACCAGGGCCAGGCCGGACACATCATCTGCCTTGACGTAGTTCCCGCCATGACCACCCGCACGGGCACGGGCACGGGCCGGGATGGGATGGACGAATATTGCGTCGCCCATTCCCTTCGCGGTGAAGGCTTCGACGCCAGCGAGGATGGAACCGGACGCGGGACGCCGCTGGTGCCGGTGGCCCTGCGGATCGACAACGATGGCAAGCCTGCACCCGTGCCCGTCAAAACTGGCTTTCAAGGCGATGCACTGGTCACGCCCGAAATGGTTTGGCCGTGCCTGTCCGCAATGGGTGGCAACAACGGCGGTGGCCCCGGCGCGATACTGGCGCAGCCCATCGCCTTCTCCGCCAAGGACCATGGCGCCGATGCGATGGAGGATTGCAGCCCCACTCTGCGGGCAGGCGGTCACAGCAAGAGCCATGCCAATGCGGGGGTGATGCCAGCGGTGGCTTATGTTACTGGAGGTCACGATGGTTTCCTGGATGACAGCGCACTACCACGCGCGGAAGATATGCCCGCCGGGGCCGTGCGAGCATTGCGGGAACTCGCGAGCCGAGGTTCACCACAAGAACGACGACTGGCAGGACAACCGGCTCGAGAACTTGATGCGGCTCTGTCGAAGCTGTCACATGAAGGAGCATCGCCCGAGGACGCCCTGCACCATCTGCGGGGAACCGCAGAAGGGGCGCGGCTTCTGCAACAAGCATCTGCTGCGCTTCAAGCGCTGGGGCGATCCCCTGAAAGTGGGGACACCGCCCAAGACGCAATGCCGGGAGTGCGGGGAGACGGCTCACGCGAAGGGGCTGTGCGGCCTCCATTACATGCGAGCCAAGCGAGCGCGGTAAGAAGGCTTACGCCCGTCGAGTGCGAACGTCTCCAAGGCTTCCCCGACGACTACACCAACATCCCCTGGCGCGGGAAAGCGCAGTGCCCCGACGGCCCGCGCTACAAGGCGCTCGGCAACAGCATGGCCGTCCCCGTCATGGCTTGGATCGGCCGGCGCATCGACCAAGTCGACCACCTCAATCCCTCCCACGATCTCTCTCACAATAAGCCCGAGAGCCCTCGCGGTGTTTCCCCTGTTTTCCATGCCCAACCGAATAGCCGCGAGGAGCGAGCGTAATCATGGCGACCGATAGCGAGATTCCGCACTGCACAAAGGCAACGCAGGAACGCATCTTCCGCATTGCCCAGCGTAACGGATTGACCCTCAAGGCGATCAGCCTCGACAGCGGCATCCCTTACAGCACCTTGCGCTCCTACGCGGGGAACAACGGCGAGACGGCGGAAATGCCTGTCTCCGCGCTTTGCAAGCTGACCGGCGTGGTTCCCGACGAGCTGCTGAGCCTGTTGCTGCCGGATGGCCGCGCGATTGTCCAGGTGCCCGAGGACATCGACCACGACGAACTCGCCACGGCGATGACGGACTGGCTGGCGACGAAGAACCAGGCGCATCACCCTGAATCACCCGCCGGCCGCGACATTGCTCCATGTGAGGACAATGTGCTGCGCGGCAAGTTCGCGAAGGTGAAGGCGGCATGAGCGACGATTGGAAGCCCGGCGATCTGGCGCTGTGTGTCGCAGTGCGTAGCCGTAGGCGAGAGCCCGGCCCCGAAAGGGGTTCGCCCGTGAGCTTCTGGCACCGCCTATTCACCAAGCCCCCTACTGAACTGGAAACCTGGTGGTCTGATCGTGAAGCCAGCTTTGCTGCTCGCCGTGCCGCTCGTGAATCAGGCCAAACCTATGTCTCCGGCCATGTTCGGAGGGCACGGTGATGTTGACCCTCTCACAGCTCCACGACATCCCGGACGAACTCGCCAACCGCATGATGGTGGCACACGGCTCAAGAAAGCTTCTGCGCGCCCTCAGAGGGGAGCCTGAGCCCGTCGAGACATTCGCGCGCATCCCAAAGCGCCCGGAGCCCAAGCGTCGCCGCTACACGCCCGTATCGGCCCGCACGCACAAATCCATGCCGAGCGCTGTTCAGAGGATCGTGGAACAGGTGGCGGCAGAGTTCGGCGTCTCGACGGACGAGCTCTGCGGTGCCGGTCGTTCGCCCTACCTGGTCCGCGCCCGTTCCGTTGCTTACCGCCTTTTGCGCGACAGGCTGCATACGAACGGCGAGGCGATCACCTCATTCCCGCGGATCGCTGGCTACTTCGGACGCGACCATTCAACTGTCTGCTACGCAATCAACCACTTCGCGGATTACTGCCGGCATCATCCCCAGGTAGCTGATGCCTACGCCAAGCTGCGGGGTGGGCAATGAGCGCCCGCGCCCAACCTGAGCACCGCTTGCAGTGCGCGATAGTCGAATACCTGCGGTTGCGGGGGCTCTGGCCAGTGGCTGTTCCCAACGGCGCGCAGATTGCTGGGACAGCGAAGCAGCGGGCCATGCGGGTCGCTTTCATGAAGTCCGCCGGGTTGCATCCAGGCTTCCCCGATCTGGTCATCCTTGGCCCGAAGGGGCGCATCGGCTTTATCGAGGTCAAGGCGGAGGGAGCCTACCAACAGCCCGCGCAAAAGGAATGCCAGCGCCGCTTGCTCGAATGGGAGCACCACTACGCTGTTTGCCGCTCAATCGAGGACGTAGAGGACGCGCTGGCGGATTGGGGCTGGATTACTCCGCTCCGCGCGCCTGATGGGGCCAAGATGCGCCCGGCGAGCTTAGCCGCATGACGCCCTTCGATCCCCGCCTCCCGATCATCGCATCGGATGCTCGCGTGAAGACGTGCCACGTCTATCACTGCTGGCACGCGATGCGCGAGATGGGGAAGGGTTTCCACGTCGCCGCCTTCGCGCAGTTCGCCGGGCTGACCCAAGATCACGTCCTGGCCATCATGCTCGCGCTCGAGAAGAACGAAACATTGCCGCAACGGTCAGGAAACGTTTCACCGCGGGCCGCTCGACTTCCGAACGACTGGGCCTGTCCGCCGGACTGGATCGAGTGGGCGGTTGATCTGCGCCAGTGGCACCCGAGCGATGCCGAGGCGGAAGCCGAAATTTTTGCCAATTACTGGCAGGCGAAGGGCGGGAAAGACGCCTGCAAACTCGACTGGCGCAAGACCTGGCAGAACTGGGTCCGCAGCTCGCGCCGGCCGGACGGGGACTACCGCCCGATAGGCGGGGTTTATGACAACCGCGAATACATGCAACGCACTGCCGCGCTCTACGACCGCCTTGGGCGGACCACAGAGGCACAAGAAATTCGCACCGCGTTGGCCGTGAACGCCAACGTGATACCCTTCAACCCCGCTGGGCAAAAAGCGGTCGCAAACGGAGGAAAATAGGCGATGTTTCCTTTCCGTTCACCGCGAACAATGGTAGAACGGAAGGCAAAGAAAAAGACGGTGACCGCTTGCCCGATCACCGCCCGTGAAAAACCAATATGGTTATATCACGGTCAAGTCAACTGGGTTAGGCGAATTGGCGCTTTTTCCTGGGGCAAGACGAAAAAGCTGCCTTGGGACGAAGCACTCGCCGCCGAGTTGGCATCTTTGCCTTCCGGCCAATGTGGAGACCCTCAGCCGGTTGGGCTAACCGGAGAAAGCAAAGCCCGAAGGTGCTCACCCCTCTTTTGCCCGGTGCCTCATACGGCCGGGACTTTCCGGGGGCCAAAGCCGGCGACGCGTTCGGTTCGGACATCTCACCCTATGAAGTGGAGCTGGCATCTCAATGCCCTCCCCAGGTTTGGCCAGCCTTCCGAAAGGAGAATGGCAGGTGAGGTAATTGAGCAAGGCAGGAAGCGATCCGGGGCAGTCCGTGAAGCGCACAGGTCACCTGTCGCTCCCCGTATAAGCGGAAAGCGGCGCTATGCCTGAAGGACACAGACGATGAAAAACACTGAACAAATTCAACCAGAAGCTGTCCCGTTCGATGAGTGCCACAAGCTCAAATGCTGGGAATACGGCAAGCAGCCCGACGAAGAGATCGCGGACGGCAGAGATACTTGGTGGACCGAATATTGGAGCCCCGCATGAACCCCACTCTCACCAAAGCCGCTCAAGCACTAAGCGAAAGCCTCGCCGATTGGCAGGGCAATGGCGACTTGCCCACCTTCGCGGTCGTCGCAGTGCTGAAGGCGATCTACGAGCCCGATGATGAGATGATCGAAGCGGGCTTTCTGAGCCTGTGCGACAGCAATGTTGTCGATCCGATAGACGACCGCACCATTCCGGCCGCGTGGCAAGCGATGATCGACCGCCTCCTCACCAACCAAACCACTAATCCCACAGGGAGCGGGGAATGAACGCCACGCTTGACCTCGGTTCCTGGTGCATCCTGCGCATGGCCGGCGGAGACACGTTGCGCCTGGTCAGGTCTCTGTGCGCCTCAGGCATCGAGGTATGGGCGCCTATCGAGAAGCGGGTTGCCAAGATGCCGCGGACTGGCGCTCCGTTCGACAAGGAAAGCGCCCTGATGCCGTCCTACGTGTTCGCTCCGGTCGGGCACGTCGATGAGCTGTTGAGCTTGGAGCACTCGCACCGCCGGGCACACCCCAAGTTCACGGTGTTCCGCCACCGCGGCGGTGTTCCCTTGGTCGCCGATGATCAGCTCGACGCCCTGCGCAGCGAAGAAGCGCGCAAGGTGCGGGTATTCGAGAAGTGGCGGCGCCGCGGGAGCAAGGGGCCGAAGCTTGAACGAGGAACGCCGGTCAGGATGGCCGATGGCCCGATGCAGGGCATTCCTGGCATCGTGGAGGATGCGCAGGGCCAATTCACCCTCGTTGCATTCACGATCTTCGGCAAGCCTGTGGAAATCAAAGTGGCATCTTGCTTGCTGCTTAATAATGTGGCACACGAGGGCTTGCCGCACGGGATCGCGGCATAGGCATCCAGCGGTGACCTCCCATGTGAGCGCCGCGCCGACCCCCAAGGACCTCGCTCCTCGGAGGCCTGCTACTGCATTTCAAGAATTGCTGCGGCGGCTCAGTAAGGGCGGATCAGCATGTCGACCTGAATGGTCGTCGCAGCAACCCCATTGGCAGCACGTCCACCCCCGACGCGCCTCGCCAAGCCCGAGCCGCCACCTCACACCCTCCCAAAGACAGGTGTTGCGCGCTCGGGCAAAGTTCACGGGAGTCCATCCCATGCAGACCTGCTACGGACCCTACCCCCAGACCATCAAGCAAATGGGCGCATGGGCCGAGCAAGTAACCCAGCTCGATCAGCAGGAATGCGCTGTAGCCCTGAACAGGCTGGACGCACCGCGCACGATACGGTTGCGGAAGGTGTGAGCAATGGCGGATTACGGCTTCGCTCTGACTGTTGATGATCCCGACATGGTCGCGGTGATTGACTATCAGGGCGTCTGCTGGCCCATGAAGAACCTTCTGCACGCGCGCGAGTTAGCTAAGGAGGTGGGAGTTGCGGGCGTATGGCGAGTGAAGCAGCGGCATCAGGTTTAACCGGATGCGAACGCTATCCGCCCCCGACAAGCGCATACGCGGACGCAAGGGCGTAGAGATAAGGAAGCGCAGTGGCATGGTCGCGTGAAAGTCGCCACGCACGAGGCTATGGTACAGAGTGGAACAAGCTAAGGCTGCGCATCCTCCAGCGCGACAAGCACCTGTGCAAGCCCTGCCTGAAAGCCAGCGCCCTATCCGCCGCCACCCAAGTCGACCACATCATCTCGAAAGCCAAGGGCGGAACGGATGACGAGGACAACCTACAGGCAATCTGTAAGCCCTGCCATGACCGCAAGACCACCATCGAGAACGGCGGACGGCCCAAGGTTCGCATTGCAGAGGACGGGTGGCCCGCCGAATGAACCGGCGGGGGGCAGTCCGAACATATTGACCGTCCGGCACAGTACCGCGTCCGAACCACAATTTTCGCAAAACCACATTGAAGTCTGGAGTTCGCGAATATGGCTGCAAGAGGAGCGAAGCCGAAACCCGCTCATCTGCGGTTGATTGACGGCACGCATCGGACCACGCGGCACGGAGACGAAGCCAGGGCCAAGGCGGCGATAGAGGCGGACAAGTTCGGCAAGCCAGTCATGCCGCAGGGCATGAAGGGGGAGGCGGCGAAAGCGTGGAAGCGCTACATCGCCCCGGCCTTTTGGCTCGACGCAGGCCGCGAAGCCGCGGCAATCGCATTCTGCGAACTGTGGCAGGAGTTCCGTTTTTGCCCAACCGGGTTCCCGGCTTCTAAGCATGGACAGATGCGCGCTTACATGAGCGAACTCGGGCTGACTGACGAACGCAACCGGGTTGCTGCCGATGACGCAGAGCGCGATGAGTTCTTTGACGACTGACCGGACTACTACCTATGCCCGTCGTGTCGTTGATGGGCTGGTGATCGCCGGCCCGCACGTTCGCAACGCCTGCCGTCGGCACCTTGACGACTTGGACAAGGGCACCGTGCGGGGACTGCGATACAATGAGGAAGAATCGGCCCGCGTTATTCGGTTCTTCGAGGAGAAGTTGAAGCTCAGCGAGGGGCAGTTCGAGGGCGAACCTCTTGTCCTGCATGAGAGTCAGGCATTCATCATCGGCTCGCTGTTTGGGTGGCAGAAGGAACATCCGAAGCATGGCTGGGTTCGGCGCTTCCGCCGGGCCTATGTCGAACAGGGTAAGGGCAACGGCAAGTCGCCCATCGCCGGGGGCATTGGCCTTTTCGGGCTGATGTCAGACCGGGAGCCTGGCGCGGAAATCTATTCGGCCGGCGCGACCAAGGACCAAGCAGCGATCTTGTTCCGGGACGCCATCAAGATGCGCGATCAGTCGCCCGACATTGAATCGCGCACGAAGACCAGCGGCGGCAAGGGCCGCGAGTTCAATCTGGCATACCTGGCGAAGAAGTCATTTTTCCGGCCGATCAGTCGCGAAGCGCGCAAGACCGGCTCAGGCCCGCGGCCGCATTTCGCCCTGTGCGACGAGGTGCATGAGCATCCCGACCGCGGCGTAATGGAGATGCTCGAGCGCGGGTTCAAGTTTCGCCGGCAGCCGCTGCTGCTGATGATTACGAACTCGGGTTCGGATCGCAATTCGATTTGCTGGGAAGAGCATGAGCGAGCGGTCAAGGTTGCCGCGGGCAATCATGATGCGAAGGACGAAGATGCGACCTATCTGGGCGAGGTTATAGACGACAACGCCGATACGCAGTTTTCCTATGTTTGCGCGCTAGACCCGGGGGATGACCCGCTCAACGATCCGCGGTGCTGGCCGAAAGCCAACCCGCTGCTTGGGATCACGATTGAGGAAAGCTATCTCCGGGATAATGTAGCCCAGGCAAAGGCGATGCCGGGCAAGCTGAACGGCATATTGCGGCTGCATTTCTGCCAGTGGACCGAAGCCGACACTGCGTGGATGACGCGGGAGACGCTGGAGCCCTGTCTAGCAGACTTCGACCCGGCGGTTCATTTCGGCAAGAAGGTCTCTATCGGGATCGACTTGTCGCAGAACCGCGACATCACGGCCAAGGCCACGACTGTTGTGACCGGCACGGTTCCGGTCGAAGTGATGGTCGATGGAGTGAAGAAGGTCGTAGACAAGCCGACTTACGATGCGTGGATTGAGGCATGGTCGCCCGGCGACACGCTCGCTGCCCGGGAAATAAACGACAAGCTGCCCTATTCGGCATGGGTAAAGGCCGGCTTCCTGCAGGCGCCAAAAGGGCAAAGCATCCGGTTCGACCATGTCGCGCAGGCGCTGGCAGAGGATACTCGGGACTTCGAGATCGGCGCGATCGGCTATGACCGATATGCCTTCCGCCGTTTCGAAGAGGAATGTCAGGAACTTGGTCTTTCTCTCCCCTTCATAGAGCATCCCCAGGGGGGGACCAAAAAGGGCAAGCCAACCGAAGCAATGAAGGACGCCGCGAAGCAGGATAACCAGGAGGCGGAAGGTCTCTGGATGCCGGGCTCCTTGCGGATGCTGGAGGAGGCGATTCTAGAAGGGCGAATCCGCCTCCGGCGCAATCCGGTGCTTATTTCCGCGATGATGTCGGCGGTTACCGATGAGGATCGCTGGGATAATCGCTGGCTCGCCAAAGAGCGGTCCACGAACAAGATTGATGCTGCCGTGGCGCTTTGCATGGCCATCGGAGCAACGAAGGCAATCGGCGATCACGCCCCTGCCTATTCCATTCTCGTGATTTAGGAGGTTCGCATGAACCGAGCGTATTCGGTCCTTGAGGTCAAATCGATCGACCGCGACCGCCGCATCTTTCGCGGAACCGCAACGACGCCAACGCCTGATCGCATTGGCGACGTAATCAATCCACTCGGGGTAAAGTTCAAGAACCCTTTGCCGCTGCTCTGGCAGCACAAGCACGATCAGCCGATTGGCCTCGTGCGATTTGAGAAGCCGACTGCGAAGGGGATCGATTTCGAGGCCGAGATTCCTATCGTCAAGGAACCTGGCCCACTCAAGGACCGGACAGATACCGCTTGGGGCGAGATCGAATACGGTCTCGTGCGCGCTACATCGATTGGCTTCCTGCCAATCGATGGAAAGGTTTTGCGCAACGAGGGCGGCGGATACGACTTCGAGGAAACTGAGGTGTTCGAGCTTTCTGCAGTCACGATTCCGATGCAGGCAGAGGCCATAATCTCGCAGATCAAGTCAATCGATGCTGCCTATCGTGAAGCTGAAGGCATCGTAGATGACCCAGAAATCCCGCAACCCGACGAGCCTGCCGCGACCGGCAAGACGGCTCGCGTGGTCCGTTTGGATACGCCAGCCCGCGACAGGGCGGCACCGTTTGTCGTGCGCGAGATCAAGCGCACGGCCTGACCCCACCAAAGGTTCGCCCACGCTGTGAAGCGTCGGCTTTCCCAGTCCCCGCAAGGGGCAAGACGGAATTTTCAACATGGCAACCATTGCTGAACAGATCGGCGCGTTCGAGACCAAGCGTGCTGCGCTTGTCGCCGCGAACGAGACGATCATGGAGAAGGCGGCGACCGAAGGGGCCACCCTCGACGCCGAGCAGGAAGAGCAGTTCGACGGCAACCAGGCCGACATCGAGGCGATCGACAAGCACCTCGGCCGCCTGCGCGTCACCGAAAAGACGCTCAAGACCAAGGCCGTTCCCGCGTCCGGCGGCGATCCCGGCGAGGCTGACCGGTCCCGCGGCGGTCAGCGCATCGAGATCAAGACCCAGCCCAAGCTGAAGCCCGGCGTCGAGTTCGCTCGCATGGCCAAGGTGCGGGCCGTGTCGAAGCTCGATTCCGAGCGTCCGGTGGACGTGGCCGAGCGCATGTATGGCGAGAACAGCAATGTCTTCGGCCACATCAAGGCGACGGTTGCGGCCGGCACGACCGCTTCGGGCAACTGGGCCTCGGCGTTGGTGAGCGATGAAAGCGGCCCTGTTGCCGACTTCGCCGAATACCTGCGTCCGATGACCATCCTCGGCAAGTTCGGCACGGGCAATATCCCGTCGCTGCGCACGGTTCCGTTTCGTCAGCGCCTCATCACCCAGTCGGGTGCGGGCGCTGCCTACTGGACCGGCGAGGCGAAGCCGAAGGGTCTCACCAGCTTCAACTTCTCGAGCACCACGCTCGAGCCGCTGAAGGCTGCGACGATCGCGGTGCTGTCGATGGAAAGTGTCCGCGACAGTTCGCCTGCTTCGGACGTGATCGTTCGCGACCAGCTCGTCGCGGCCCTGACCGATCGGCTGGATACCGACTTCATCGACCCGACGAACTCGGGCTCGGCGAACGTCAAGCCGGCGGCGATCACCAACGGCGCGCAGGCGATTGCCGCTACGAGCTATACCGATGCGGACGATGTCCGTCTCGATATTCGCTCGGTGATGCAGTACTTCATCGACGCCAACAATCCGCCGTCGCAGGGCGTGTGGATCATGTCGAGCGGCAACGCGCTTGCGCTGTCGCTGCTGGTGAACGGGCTCGGCCAGGCTGAGTTTCCGGGCATCGGCATGAACGGCGGCATCTTCGCGGGCCTGCCGGTCATCACCAGCGAGTATATCGGCAGCTATGTCGCGCTGGTGAATGCGTCGGACATCTTCGTCGGCGACGAAGGTGGCATCTCGGTCGACATGAGCACTGAGGCTTCGCTGGAAATGCTGGATACCGGGTTTACCCAGGACCAGCCTACCGGGGCAAGTCTTGTCTCCCTGTGGCAAAATAATCTAGTTGGCCTCCGTGCCGAACGCACCATTAACTGGGCGCGCCGCCGCGAATCCGCGGTGACCTACCTGAGCAGCGTTGCCTGGGGCGGCGCGGTCAATTCGTCCTAACCGGCGAACTACAGCGGGGAAGTCCTCGGGCTTCCCCGCCTCTTTTCCCTGATGCGAGGTAGCTATGTCGATCGAGATGACCGCGGTAAAGCCGCTCCGGTATCGGACGCGCCGGCTGCTGCCGGGCGAGAATTTCCGGGTGAAGAACGAGCAGCACGCTCGCGTCCTCGTTCACCTGAAGAAGGCTGAGCGCAACGACAACCCCAACACCAAAGTCGCGCTTGACGATGCGCGGGCGAAGGTCGGCATGGCCCCGATCAGCAAGGACTCGGACGACATCAAGGTCTGGCGCGACAAGTATGTCGAGACCTTCGGCAAGCGCCCATTCAACGGTTGGTCAGTCGACCAGCTTAAGGAAAAGATCACCGAAGCATGAGCCGGGGGCAGATCATAGGCGCTGGGATGCTCGCATCCGTGCCCATTGGTCTCTTTGTGGCCTTGGTCATTAAGGATGGATTTGGCGCGGCTATCTTGCAGTTTGGCATGATCTTTGGCCTAGCGGCCTTTCTTTTGGTCGGGGTGTCGATGTTAATTGAGGGTAGCCCCTTTGGCATGTTTCGGGACATGTTGCCTTGACAGGATCGCTCGCCTACCGGACGCACACGGCGGAAATTCTCGCTGGGCGACCTCCCGCGAAATACACCCGGCTGCTGCCGTTCATAACCGGTTCCCGCGTGGTCGAGCTGGGGTCGGCCGAAGGTGTGCTGGCCTGCTTGCTGGCGAAAGAAGGCAAGCGGGTGACCGCGATAGAGGCGAACGCCGAGCGCCACGCGAATGCGAAGAAGCTGGCGAACCAATGGGGTGTTTCGGGGGTTACGTTCGTGAACGGCAAGCTGCAGGACAACCTCGCGCGGCTGGACGGGCAGGACACGTTCATCGGTGTGCGGTCGATTTACTACCTGCGGGGCCAGGTCGACACGGTGTTTGCCGAGATCGCCAAGCGGGTGCCTCAAGTGGTCCTGTGCGGCAACAAGGGACGCGCCAAAGCCTATCACGCCGGCAGGCCGCATGAACCGCTGGGCGAGTTCAACTATTACGCCTCGCTTGAGGGGATGCGCGACGTTCTGATGCGTCACGGCTACCGGATAGCCGAGGAAGTGACCGAGGGCGATGCGATCGTCGTCGGGCAACGTGCCTGACCCGCATTGGGTCAATCCCGCTGCGATCCTCTACAAGATCACCCCAGTCCGCGACCTACGCGGCAGCAAGGGCGGCAACTGGGATCTAGACCGCCGCCACGTCTTTCAGGATTGTCTCAAATACCGGGCCGTTCGGGATCGCTACGTCGCCGGCAAGGATTGGCTGGAAACCGACCTGTTCGCCGACGCCTACAGGAGACGGCTGGAACGCGACGGCAGGATAGGCCGCGCGACCACGCTTGAAGCGTTGGCCGAAGACTATACCCGCCGCTTCGACAAGCTCCACGCGGTGCTGACGCGCGACGGGTTCAGGACTGAGAACGGCAACGGCAAGAAACTCTCACTTCCCGCCTTCCTCATCGGACGGGATGGTGAAGTGTTCATCGGCAACCAGGGCAACCATCGGCTAGCGCTCGCGCAAGTCCTGGGCCTTGACAGAATCGCAGGGAGGATCGCTTGCAGGCACGAACTGGCCTCCCCGCCATCCCGGCCATGACCAGCGATGCCGAGCGGGAGTGTTATTACCGCCTGACCCGCGAAGCCGTGGGCAAAGGCGCGATCATCGAGTTCGGCGCATGGCTTGGAGCTTCGACTGCCTACATCGCGGCAGCCGTTCGGGATAGCGGCGGCGGCAAGGTCCACGTCTACGACAAGTTCCAGTCGAAGAAGGGCCACGTCAAGAAGGTCCGCACATTCTACGCCAAGCGCGGCATCAACGAGGACGACATGCCGCTCGGGGACGCCTTCCCTCGGTTCCAATCGAACCTTGGGCCGCTGATGGAATACATCGAGCCGCACCAGGGGCAAATCGCCGCGGCCAAGTGGGGCGAGGAACCCATTGCCCTGATTATCTCCGACGCGCCCAAGCGGGTGCCGGAAATCTCGGCAGTGCTGACCAATTTCCGCAAGGGCTTTCGCGACGGGACGGTGATGGCGTGGCAGGACTTCTGCCACTTCCCGAGCTACGAAATCCCCGCCTGCCTGTTTCGGCTCCGCCATCATTTCCAGTGCATCGAATCCGTCGTGCCGGGAACGACGTTGGTGTTCCGCGTCACCAACCCTTGGAAGGACGAAGAAGTCACGCGCGAGGCGTTCGGGGACTGGACGGCTGGCGAGATCGAATTGGCGTGGACCTACTGGCTCAATTACGTGCCGGAGGAAAAGGCGGCTTCCTTCCGCTGCGGCCAGGCGATGTTCCTGTCGGATGCCGGCTATAAGTCCGAGGCCGTGAGCGCGCTTCGCCGGGTTCTTGAGGAAGGGGATCAGGCGGTCATGGCGAAGTGGGCTTACCTGCGCGGCGCAAGGCCGGATTTTCTGGTGCGCTATCGCCTGCTGTTCGACCAAGTGGCCGAGTTCGAGAGGCGTGCGGCTTGATTACCGTCCTCACATGGTTCTGGCGCCAGAGCGGCGGCAGGGCCGAATACCTTCCTGAGCACGTTAACCTATGGGCGGCAGCCGTTCGCAGAAACCTGTCCATGCCGCACCGGGTGGCCTGCGTCACCGATCACCCGGAAGGAATAGACAGTTCGGTCGAGATCATCACGCCGCCCCGCGATTTCGAGAGCGTCCGCATTCCGACATGGGGCGACAAGAAGCCCCAGTGCTTGCGGCGGATTTCGATGTTCGGCCCGAACGCTGGCGGGGTATTCGGGAAGCGGTTCGTGTGCATGGACCTCGATTGCGTAATCGCAGGTCCGCTCGATCCTCTGTTTGGTGTCTCGTCCGACTTCAAAATGATGATCGGAACGGCGCCGAAGAAGCGCCCTTACAACGGCAGCATGTTGCTGATGACGGCCGGCGCCAGGCCGCAGGTCTATACCGAGTTCACCCCTGAGCGCGCCACGTTGGCCGGCAAGCATTTCCTCGGGTCGGACCAAGCTTGGATTGCCTTCAGTCTCGGCTGGGGCGAGGACACATGGGACGAACGCGACGGAGCGGTGTGGTTCTCCCCGCGCTATTCAATGCAGCCGCCAGATTGCCGGGTGATGTTCTTTCCGGGCGCGGTCAAGCCGTGGACGGTCGGGGGAAGCCGCTCGCTCGATCACTGGGTTCGTAGGCATTACGTGCCAGAAGTTAGGGAGGCCGCATGAAAAAGGCAGTGCAGGCCCTCCTTTCGGCTCTGAAGCCTTGGGTTCCGCTTTTTGCCATTCTGATGCCAGCCGTCTTAGGCGCTGCGCTGGTCGTGAACGGCGTGTTTATCCTTGCGGGAGCGGGCTGGGCCTACATCGCCAGTGGGCTGTGTATGGCCCTAGTCGCGGGCATCATTCGCCGCGGGGTCTACAATGTCGGATAGCAAAGCCTTAGCCGTGCTGGCCGCTGGTCTGGCTCCAGCACAGAAAGCGCAGCCGCAGCCGGTCTCAGTTAGCAGCCGGGGTTGGTGGCCGATCTTCGAGGCCAACTCGCAGAACTGGCAGCGCAACATCGTGGTCGATAACAACGCCGTTCTGGCCTATGATGCGCTGTTCGCCTGCCTGACCCTCATTGCCGGGGACATATCGAAGAACCGCGTCAAGCTGGTCGCGCAGGACGAAAAGAGCAAGATCTGGACTGAGGTGGCGAATGCCTCTTTCTCGCCCGTCCTGCGCAAGCCCAACCGCTTTCAGACCCGCATCCAGTTCTATGAGAATTGGGTCCTGTCGAAGCTGCAGCGCGGCAATACCTACGTCCTGAAGGAGCGGGACAACCGCGGCGTCGTGGTCGCGTTGTATGTTCTCGATCCGAACCGGGTCACGCCGCAGGTCACGCCTGACGGGCAAGTTTATTACGAGCTGCGCGCGGACAACATGGCTGGGCTCGAGGAAGCCCGGATCATGGTCCCGGCGAACGAGATCATCCACGATCGGTTCAATTGCCTGTTCCACCCGCTGGTGGGCATCTCGCCGATCTACGCGAGCGGGCTGGCGGCGACGCAGGGGCTGCGCATTCAGGAAAACAGTGCGAACCTGTTTGGTAATGGCTCACAGCCTGGTGGACTGCTGATCGCGCCCAAGGGCATAAGCCCTGAGGATGCGGACAAGCTCAAGACGCACTGGGATAACAACTATGCTGGCGCGAACACCGGCAAGATAGCCGTTCTCAGCGGCGACCTCGAGTTCAAGTCGATCGCAATGAACGCGGCGGACGCGCAGCTCATCGAGCAGCTCAAGTGGACGGCGGAAGTGGTCTGTTCGACCTTCCACGTTCCGCCGTACAAGATCGGTGTCGGCACGATGCCGACCTACAACAACATCCAGAGCCTGAACGTCGAGTATTATTCGCAGTGTCTTCAGGTGCTTATCGAAAGCATCGAACTGTGTCTGGATGAAGGCTTGGGCATCGGCCAGGGCGTGAACACGAACGGAACGACCTACGGGACCGAGTTCGAGATCGACAACCTCCTGCGGATGGACAGCATCACGCTCATGGACGTGCTCGAAAAGTCGAAGGGCAAACTGACGGTTAACGAACAGCGCGCCAAACTCGATCGCGGGCCGGTCGATGGCGGGGACACCGTCTATTTGCAGGAACAGGATCACTCACTCGAATGGCTGTCCCGCCGGGACGCTATGCCGATCGAAGAACCCGCCGCCGAACCCGTGAACGACAACGAGCCCACAGAAGCCGAACGAGCCCAGCAGCGCGCCGCAACCGTCGCCTTGCTCGAGAAGCGCATCCGGGAGCGCTTGAATGCTTGATCTGGACGCGATTGCCGATGTCGTCGCGGGCGCGGTGCGCGAAGCGAACGGGCCGTTGCTGGCCCGAATCGACGCCTTGGAAAAGCGCCAGCTGGTCCTGCCCGAAAAGGGCGAGCCCGGCGAGCGTGGACTGCAGGGTGAACCCGGCCAAGTTGACATGGAAGCAGTCAAGGCGCTTGTCAGTGCCGCTGTGGCCGATTTGCCGCCCCCTGAGCGTGGGGAGAAGGGCGCGCCGGGGAATGACGGCCTTTCGGGCGAGAGCGGCTCTGACGGGCTTCCTGGGGCTGATGGCAAGGATGGCGTTGGACTGGCGGACGCTCTGAAGGACGAAGACGGCAACCTTGTTCTGGTGATGACCGATGGCCGGACGAAGAACCTTGGCCCGGTGAACGGCAGGGACGGCGAGCCCGGCAAGGACGGGGCGGACGGGCTCGGCTTTGAACACATGACCGTCGAGCAAGTGAATGAGCGCACGATCGCCTTCATGTTCAAGCGTGGCGAACAAGAGGCCGAGGTCAATGTGACGTTGCCCGTTCTGATCGGGCGCGGTGTATGGACCGCGAATCAGGATTACGAGCGCGGCGACGTGGTGACTTGGGGCGGGACCGCTTGGGAGGCGGTCGAGCCGGTCAAGGCAACGAAGCCTGATATGTCGAGTGGCGGCTGGCGCATCCTCGCCAAGCGTGGCCGCGACGGCAAGGACGCCAAATGACCGTCACCCTCGCTGACGCGAAAATTGAGTGTCGCGTCACCAGCAGCGCCCACGACGCCCGTGTTACACAATTGCTGGCTGCAGCGATTGCGTGGGTTGAGAACTACACACGCAAGAAGCTGACCGCTGCTTCGGGAGTGACGCAGACCTTCGCTGCGTTCCCGGGCGCTCCCTACGCTTTCACGCTTACATGGGGGCCTTCTATCGCCAGTGCGGAAGTGACCTACACCGACGAGAACGGCGACGAACAGACAATCACGACCGCGCGGCTAGTCGGCGACAAGCTCTATCCTTCGCTCGACAGCGAATGGCCTGACATCGAGGAGAACAGCGTCATCTCGGTTGACTACACGGCAGGTTATTCAACCACTCCTGATGCCCTCGACATGGCGGTGCTGTTGTATGTCCGCCAGTTGTTCGACAACGGCTTTGTCAGCAATGAGGGATGGAAGGCCATTGAAAGCCTGTGCGAGCCCTACCGCCTACCGACCCTGAGGTAAGCCATGCGCCCCGCAACCGTTCGGCGAGACACGCTGATAACCTTTCAGGAGCGAACCGGGACGCAAGATTCAGGCACGGGCGCCTGGACCTACGAATGGGAAGATGTCGCGGGCGAGCCGACAGAATGGGCCGAAGTGCAGGACATCCTGCCAAGCCGGGCTGAGGATGTTGCCGACAATATCGACATGAGCCGCCGCCCCTGCCGGGTCCGCACGCTCTACCGCGATGACATCACTGCGCAAATGCGCATCACGTTCGATGACCGCGCCTTGCAGATTGTCTCCGGTCCCGTCGAACTTGGACGAAGGGACGGGCTTGAAATGATCTGCGAGGAATTTTCGACGCAAGGGGAGAAGCCCTGATGCTCATTCGCCTTAAGGTGCCTTACGACAACGGCGCAGTCCGCTGCGCTGCTGGCGACACCACTGCCGACCTGCCTGAAAACACCGCTGCGCGACTGGTCCGTTCCGGCTTGGCCGAGGAAGTCCGGGGAAACCGCGCCGTGAACATCACGCGCGCGAAGTCGGGCCTTCCGCCGGTCAAGCGGAGGATGGCCCGGACGAAGAAGTAATGCTGCTCGACACCGTGAACGAGCTTTGCCGCGAACGCATAGGCAGGGAGCCGAACCTCGCTAATCCGGCCGGATTCAATGACCTCATCCAGTGGCTCAAGATCCACGACCAGCGCAAGGAACACATTGCCGCCTGCGACAAGTGGGCCGTGAGGAAGATGGTCCCGCAAGCCAACCGGGTTCCGGCTAAGCTGGGGATAGTCCCGAGCAAGTTTCCCTGCGTGATGAAATGCACGCACGATTGCGGCTCGGTGCAGAAGGTCGAGAAAACATCGGAACTGCACGACGCGGCGATTTTGTTGAAGGAAAGCCTGACCCGGCCTTACGGTGTCGAGAAAGGCGAATGGGCTTACCAGTTCGTGAAGCCGCGGATCACCACCGAAATGCTGCTCGAGCCTAATATCACCGATTACAAGTTCCACTGCTCGCACGGCAAAATCCGCTGGTGCCAGGTCATCGGTGAACGGGGCCACGAGGGCGGTGCGAGGGAGACGATCCTTTCGCCTGACGGCCAAGTCCTGCCGATGCACATGGACCAGAACATGCGCCACGTTCCGAACGGTGCCTATCCGGGCGACGAAGCATGGGCGCACCTGACGAAGTTGGCTCGCAGGCTGGCGAAACCGTGGCGATATGTCCGGGTCGATCTCTACTGGAGCCGTAAGCAGGCGTGGTTCGGGGAATTGACGTTCTGGCCGCTGGCCGGATGTTATCTGACCGATGACGAGCCGAAGTTCGGGGAAATGCTGAAGCTGGACCTGTCCAAACGGTTCAAGCCGATTGTCGCATGAGGAATTGAGATGGCCGATCTGACTATCACCGCTGCCAGCGTCATCGCAGGGACGGGCGCCAAGAGCGTGAGCGGCACGGCCGGCGCGACGATTACCGCGGGGCAGACGGTCTATCTCGACAGCGCTGATAACGAATACAAGTTAGCTGACTGCGACAGCGCCACGGAGGCGGTTCGGTCACCTGTCGGGATTGCCCTGCATGGCGCATCGGACGGGCAGCCGTTGAAGGTCCACACGAAGGGCCTCATAACGATTGGGGCCACCATGACGGCCGGCGCGACCTATTACCTGTCGCAGAACGCCGGGGGGATTTGCCCTATCGCTGATCTCGGCAGCGGCGACTATCGCACGATAATCGGCATCGCGACTTCGACCACCGTGCTCGACGTGCAGATCATCGAATCCGGGGTGGCGCCGTGAGCAATCTCCCGGCTCGTCTGAAGGCTTTCCATGCATGGGAATGGCTCGCTATCCTTGCGGTGGCCTCGGTCTTGCTGGCGCTGCTTCTGGCGCCGTTCGTGTGGCTAACAGTCTCGTTGATCCTTCGCGTTCCAAGAATGGACAAACGCTCTGTCGCTTCCGATCGGGCGCGCTGCCGTGGCGGGTGGGGTGGTTTACTACGCTCGGGACGCGTGGCGATGGCTGGTGGGGATGCGCAATGAGCCGTGAGTTCCCCGTAACCGGCCTCAAGGAACTGGATGCCTACCTCTCGCATCTGCCGATGAACCTTCAGAAGGGCGCTTACCGGGCAGGATTGACGGCGGCTGCGGCAGTCATTCGCGACGAGGCGAGGTTGCGGGTTCCGCGGCAATCGGGGAAACTGGCGAAGTCGATTCGCTCGGGCTCGGCACGGCAGAACGCCGATGGCACGCTTTCGATTACGGTTGGCCCGCGAGGCGGCGGCCATTCGTTCCTTGGGCTGTTCTACGAATACGGGGTAAAGCCGCACCTCATTGCCAGAACCGGGAAAGGTGAAGGGCGCGTAGCCGTCCGCAAAGCCGCTGCGGGTGAAGGCAAGATCGACGGCAAGGTGATGAAGATCGGCGATGATTTCGTGTCTGGAATCATTTCGCACCCCGGCCACGCCGCCCGTCCGTTCCTGCGCCCCGCACTGGACATAAAGGCGGACGATGCGGTGCAGGCGTTCGCCAATAGGATCAGGGACTACATCGAAGGCAAGACTGGGTTCTCCGCTCCGCTGGATGAAGCCGCATGAGCACGGGCATCGATGCCGTCAGGACTGCTCTGATAGCCGACGCCACATTAACGGGTTTGGTTCCGGCGGCACGCATTGGGGCTGGTGATTTGCCGCAAGGAATAACGCTTCCCGCATTGTCGCTGACCAGCATTTCCAAGGTAGACCGCAACATTCCTAACCCAGGCGCCTACCGCCATGTGACCGAGCGGGTGCAGGTAATGATCCACGCCGCCAATTATCCGAGCCAGAAAGCCATCGAAAAGGCTGTGAGAGGCGCTGCGGCGGATCAGGTTGGGTTTGCGGTTTCTGGGCTCGTCAACGTCACCATCCACACGGATGGAGGCGGGCCGGATTTCACGAACGAGGAAGCGTCCATCCACCTCGGGACGCAGGATTTCAGAGTAACTTACAGCGAAGTTCGCTGAAACAAGATTGCCGATTGGCAATAACCCCGCCCGGCCGTGAGCGGGCATCCACCACAAGGAAACTGCAATGACCGCGATGACCTCGGCGGGGACGACACTGGCGATCTCCGCAGGAACCCCCGCCACTTTTGACGAAGCCGGCTTCGAAGCCCTGGCCTTCACGACTATCGGCGAAATCACCTCGCTCGATGGAGACATCGGACGCGTTTACAACCTCGTCACGCATAACCCGCTGGCGACCCGCGCGACGGTCAAGAAGAAGGGTAGCTACAACAGCGGCTCGGTTACCATCCCGCTTGCGCTCGACAAGGACGACGCGGGCCAGGTGCTGGTCGAAGCGGCCCTGACTTCGGACAGCGACTATTCGTTCAAGCTGGTCCGCCAGGACCTTACCGTGCGGTATTTCCGGGCGCTCGTGATGAGCTTCCCCGAGGGTTACGGCGGCGTCGATGCGATCACCGTTCGCACCATGACCGTCGAAATCACCGCCGACGACAGCGGCAACGACTTTGTTGAGGCTGATTCCTAAGCCGGCCCGTGACCCGGTTAACCGCGTCCGCCCGGCCGTCACGGAGGCCGGGCGGGCAACCTTCCGTGAGAGGTATTCATGTTCGATATTACCAAAGTCCGCGCGTTAGAGACGGCGCAAATCGATCTCGTCAAGGGTGACGGCTCGCCCTTGTATGACGACGAAGGAAACGTGCTTTCGGTCACGGTCCACGGCCCCGGCTCGAAGCTGTGGCAGCAGGCCGACGCCGAACGCAACCGCCGCCGCACCGTGCGGATCGAGAAGAACCGCGGAAAGATTTCGGCCGCGCTCGAAAATGCTCGCGAGGACGAGATCGACTTCCTGACCGCCGTCACGGCGAGTTTCAACGGGTGGTCCTATCCCGGCGAGTTCGCTTCGCCGCGTGATATGTTCCGGGCCGCCTATGCTGACGACACGATCGGTTACATCCGCGATCACGTCCACAAGGAGGCCGTGGATTGGAGCGTTTTTACTCGGGGATCGGCGACGAGCTGATCCTTTGGGTAAAGCAAACGGCATGGCTCCACGGCGCGCCGAAGGACCGTGACGGCAAGTCGGGGGAGAAGTCCCGACTGGAGAAAATGCGGGACAAGGATGTGACCCCGCTCCTGCCCCGCAACTCCGCGCCCTACCTGACCGATTGGCTATTCGAGATAGGTCCAACCAGCGCGGGCTCGATGGGCGAAGGCCCGCTCGGCTACCGGGATTTTGCCGCGTGGCAGTCGATCAGCGGCGTCGAACTGATGCCGTGGGAAGCCAGTCTCCTGCGGCGGTTGTCCATCGAATACGCGGTGACCCGCCACAAGGCCGAGGATCAGGCGTTCCCAGCTCCCTACAGCGGCGAAGTGGATGATGTGGTCGTCAACCGACAGCAAGTGGCGAAGCAGGTCGATGCGATGTTCGGTAAGCTCAAGGGAAAGCGAGGCTAGGCATGGGCTGGCCGGCGGGTTATCATCAAACGGGTGAGAGCCGCTTTCCTCCTTTGCGCCAGCCCGCTTCTGTTCGCTCAGGCCGAGGTGTTCAACCTCGAATGCATCGGCACTGTGACCCATCGAACGCGGCTGACCGTCAACGAAGCGGACTATCGGACGACCTACCGCATCAACCTTGCGAAACAGAAATGGTGCGAGGGCGAGTGCCTTGCCGTTCGGGACATCTACGAGACGCAACCGGCGTTCATCACGCTTGAAGCTAACACGGGCGGACTATCGAGGAATTACATCCGCCTCGATCGTGTGACCGGCGAACACATGGCTGGGCGTAGCGACGGCATTGGTTCGGCAACAGTTTCGGCAAGTTGGCGCGGGGAATGCGGTCGCGCCGGCTTTACCGGCTTCCCTGACGTGGAAACCAAGTTCTAGACGGGGCGCCGCTCGCGCCCTGAGGAGGCGCGAATGGCAGGTGTCCAAGCTGGTCGGCTGAACATCGAAATCGTCGCTGAGATTGCTCGGCTGCAACAGGACTTGGACAAGGCCAAGCGGGCGGTCAATGCGGCGTCGAAGGACATCGCGCAGAGTGCCCGACACGCCAACGACAATCTTGCCGGGATGGGACGCGGGGCACTGAAGGCTGGCCAGAACTCACGGCTTGCCTCGCACCACATGGCGAACCTGTCGTTCCAGTTGCAGGACATCTTTATCGGGCTGCAAGGCGGCCAAAAACCGATGACCGTGTTTCTGCAGCAGGGTTCTCAAATCGGGCAGATAATGACGCAGGCGGGGGTCGGCGTCGGGGGCCTGGCGAAGAATGTCGGAGGCATGACTTTGCGCTTCGCCAAGGCGCATCCGATCATGGTAGCGATCGGCGTGGCGGCCGGCGGTGCGACGATCGGCATCCGCAGTCTCTCGAACGAGATGACCGAAAGCGGCAAGATCGATGAGTTTGTCGCCGGGCTTGGTTTGACGAAAGACGAACTGGAAAAGCTGGAGGACCAGGCCGTTACCGCCGGGGACGTGTTTCGGGGGCTATGGCAGACCTTGCTTGATGTTACCACTCTCGATGAGAAGATCGGGGCGTTTTGGCAAAAACTCAAGGGCTTCGCGTCCGACGCCGGCACGGCGATTCTCACTGTCATCAAGAACGTGGCGGCGGGGATTTACGCAGGATTCAAGGGTGCGGCGGATGCTGCGAGGATTGTCTGGCAGCAACTCCCCGGCGCGATAGCCGACGCGACAATTCAAGCCGCGAACTTTGCCATCCGCACATTGGAGCAGATGGCGAACAAGGCGGTCGGCATCCTCAATGCGTTGGTCGGTGGGATCAACGACACGTTCGTCGGCGAGTTCTTCGGCGGCCTGCCGCAGATGGCGGAAGTTTCGTTTGGGCGAATTGAAAACAGCTTCGCCGGCAGCGCCTCGCGCATGGGCGCAGACCTTTCGGGCGTGTTCGGCGCCGCGTTCAATGAGGGCCTCGCGGGCATCGACGGCTTCATGGCGACGGCCCGCGATAACATCTTGCAGGCTACGCGCGACCGGCTGTCGGCAGCGGCGTCCGAGATCATTGCGGATAGGGATGGTCAGGCCGGGCGGCGCGGGGGCAATCGTGCGGCGCGGGCCAAGAAGGAAATCGATGAATACGCCCGCGCGGTGAAGGAAGCCGTCGAAGCATCGCGCCAGTTCCGCGACAGCCTGCTCGAGGAAATGGTGCAGGCCGAGCTGACCGAGATCCAGCTTCGCCGCCTCGAAGCCGCAACCGAAGCCGTCAAGCTTGAGAAGCTGGCGATCATCGCGCCGACCGAAGACCTGCGGCAGATGCTTCTCGCCGAAGCTGATGCTGTCCAGCGAGACGTGGATGCTTGGGAAGCATGGTATCGGGCCAGGGCGAACACGTCGTTCGAAACCGACATCCTGCAGCCCTTGCGCGACGAGATTGCCCTGTTCGGACTTGCCGGGGCCGCACGCGAACGCGCCGCGCTGATGCTGCAGCAGGAAGGCATGATGGCCGAATGGGCGGCCAAGGGCATGACCGACCTCAACGCCAAGTGGGCCGAGTTCGTCGCGCTCAATGAGCAGCTTTGGGCGCAGCAGGACGACCTCGCGGCATGGGAGGAACGTTGGGGCCGGGTTCGCGACTTTCTCGCCGACATCAACAAGACGCAGGAGCAAATGGCGGCGGCGTTCGATGACGTGAAAATGCGCGGACTGGATTCGCTGACCGATGGGCTGGTCGACGCGATCGTCAACTTCCGGTCACTAGGCGATGTTGCGCAAAGCGTTCTCAGGCAAATCCTGGCCGACCTTATCAAGCTGCACATTCAGCAGTTGATTATGGGCACGCTCGCTAATGCGCTGGGTCTAGCCACTGGTTCTGTTGGAGGCCCCGTAAATCTGCTCGCCGGCACCCCATATGGTGGTGGGCAGGCGACTGGCGGCCCTGTTAGCGCCGGCACGGCTTACACGGTGGGCGAGCGTGGGCGGGAGACGTTCGTTCCGCGCGTTCCCGGCTACATCGTCCCGAACAATGACAATCCTTCGCCCATGACGTTCAACGTCACGGTCAACTCTTCGGGCAAGATGTCGGATAGCGAAGCTCGCCGCACCGGCCGGCAGATTGCATCGGCCGCGCAGCGCCAGATGGCCCAATCGCGCCGTGAAGGAGTGGCCGGATGACGCATCTCGCCACGACCTTGCCGAGCGACGTTGAAGCGGGCGCGCAGCGGCGGGTCGATTACAACACGGAAATCGTCCGGCAGGATAGTGGCTCTGAAGTCCGTAACAACCGCTGGTCTACACCGCTCAGGGCATACGACATCAGCTACCCGGTGCGCAGTCGGACGGATCAGACCTACATCGATGTGACCGACCTGTTCGAGGAAGCCCTTGGGAACCTGCACAGCTTCGATTTTGTCGACTGGGCGACCGGGGACACCATCGCAGTTCGCTTCGACGGGCCGCTTACTACCACGGGAGAGGCCGAACACCTTGAAACCATCGAGGTGTCTCTGGTCGAGGTCCGCCTGGAGTCCGCGTAATGAGGGCGATCAGCGCCGACCTTGCGGCTCACTTTGCCAGCAATGCCCATACTCTCGCAACGATGCTGCGGCTGGATCTGGTGAACGGAGAAATCCTCGCGTTCACCGACCACAGCGACGAGCTGGCATACGACCTGGGCGACGGGGAAGCGACTTATGAGCCGTGGACCGGCATCAACCCTTCGGACGTTGTTCTCACAACGGGGTTCGAGGCTAGCAACTTCGAAGTGACCGGCCCGATCGGCGATGTGATTACACGCACGGCTGTGCAGGGCGGAAAATACCGCAAGGCGCAGGCTCGGCTGTTCATCGTCAACCATGACGACCTAACACAAGGCGCGGCCAAGATCATGCAGGGGCGGGTGGCTGTGTCCCGCGTCGAGGGTTCGCGGTTCGTGTTCGAAGTCCGCAACGCGCTGGACCTGCTCAACCAGAGCCAGGGGCGGGCGCTGTCGCCTCTTTGCTCGGCGGTGTTCGGCGATGCCCAGTGCACTGTCGTTCGCACTGCCTATCCTTGTGAGGTGACGGCGGTAACGGACGCCTTTCGGTTCACCGTGGACCTCGGCGGTTCTCACGCCGACGACTTCTTCAACTTTGGCTCCACTGATTGGCTGACTGGCGACCTGGTTGGGATCGAGGAAGCCAAGGTGTTCGACTACAATGGGACCACGGGAGCCATCGAGCTTTACGAGCCGCTGTTTGCCGCGCCGGAAGTCGGCGACACGCTGAACCTCTACCGCGGCTGTTCCAAGCTGCTGAAGTCGGACGACGCGAGCCTGCCGACCTGTCTGAGTTACAGCAATGTGGTGAATTTCCGGGGATGGCCGGAGGCGCCGGGCAGCCGGTCCTACATGAAGGTCAACGCGCCGGGGACATCGTATGAATGATGTTGCCAGCGCAGCCCGCACATGGGTTTCCACGCCGTTTCATTGGGAGGCGGCGGTCAAGCATATCGGCTGCGATTGCCGGGGCCTGCTGACTGGCGTTGCCCGCGAACTCGGCCGGCCGGAAGCCGAGACGATCGAGGCCAACATAGTCGGCTATTCGCGGCGGATTGACGAGGCGGCCTTGCTCTTAGGATTGGACCGACTGTTTGACCGGAAGGACGATCCTGAGCCGGGGGATATTCTAGCGTTCACTATCCGCGACAAGGTGCAGCATCTCGGCATCTGCACCGGCGACAGGTTTGTTCACGCCTATTCGCTGCCGCCCCGGCAAGTGATCGAAACGCCGCTGTCCGGGATTTGGCTGAACCGCTTGGCGGGAGTGTGGGCGTGGCGGTAGACCCCGTATCCCTTGCCATCACCGTTGCCCTGACGGCGGCAAACATGGCGATGACCGCCATGCAGACGTTCGAGGGGCCGCGCGTCAAGGGCGCACCCGCGACCGTCGCCGACTACGGAACGCCGCTGAACTACTTCCTAGGCACGCGGCTGGTCAACTGCCCGTGCTTCTTCGCCAAGCCGATCCAGGAAGTCCGCAAGAAGCGCAAGGGCAAGGGCGGCAAGCAGGTAAGCTATACCGGGTTCGGCAGCTTCGCGATTCACATTGCCGACCACGACATCGGCGGCGTGCTTCAAGTCTGGTTCGACAACCATCTGGTCTATGACAACACCGGCAGCACCGAGAAGATTTACCCGCTTGCCGACGATTACGAGCTGGAAGCGCACATGCGCGTCTACCTCGGCACCGAGACGCAAGACCCAGACCCGGACATGCTCGCCTACATCGAGGCGCGCGACGAAGAGGCGGACACCTGCCCGGCCTATCGGGGAACGAGCTACATCTATTTCGAGGGCATCCCTCTTGAGATGCTCGGCAACCGCTATCCCGATGTGAAAGTGCTGGCTTACCAGAACAGCGCGCTCACTGTTCCTGATACTGCCGAGATCGATTTCGTCGGGCAGCAGCAGGCAACGCGCTCTGGCACGACAGCAGGGGCGATCAGCTTCGCGCTGTCGGGCGGAACGGATTCGACCCCGCAGGCCGGTGACTTCGTGATTATCGTGGTCAGCTCGTCTCGCAATCCGTTGAACGGCGATTCCTACCATGCGGACATTGATGGCTACCAATTCCTAACCGATGGATACACTGCGGAAAGCGGTCTATCTGACTTCACTTGGCGGGCTTATTACAAGTTCATGGGCGGTTCGCCCGATACAAGCTTCACACCTAACACAGTCGTCGCAACAAGCGCCAGGAACGCCTTCCAGGTGATTGTCCTTCGTAGTGTGGATGCCTCTGTGTTCGCCTCGGAAGTGACCTCAATCAACGGCATCGGCCCGGCGTCCTACGATCTTGCGGATATCGTCATCGGCGGGGGCGTGTTCGATCCCGGCGACATCGGCGGCACGGCTTCAACTGGCCACTATGTATTCAAGTCGCTGGCCATTGTCGGCCCGACCGGACGGGCGTTGCCGATTGTGGTCGGCGGGGAAAGCACTGCTACTTCTGACGAAGGCGTCGGCAACATGCTGGCGATTTACCAAGTCGAAGTTGCGGGTGGCGGTGGAGGAGGGCGCTCGGCTAAGGCCCACTTCCTCTATGGCAGCGAAGTGATGATCGGCGAAGGCACGACCCTCGCCGCTGTTCTGACATTCCTTGCCCAGCGGGCGGGCCTTGAAGCAAGCGAATACGACTTCGGCCTGGTCGCCGGAGATGATCACGGGTTCGACGGCTACAATTGGGCGCAGGCTACTGGCGCACAGGTAGGCGAAGGGCTTTGCGATCTGTTCGACGCCGACCTTCGCCCGCACGAATTTGCCATCCAGGCATTGCCGCGCGGTTCGGCCAGCGCGGGGGCTATCCCCACGACCGAGTTTGTTGTCAACGATAACGGCCCGTTCACGATACCGGACAAGAGCGATTCCAGCCTGCCTGCGCGAGTGTTCCTGACCTACGCCGACACGACCGCCGAGCAAAATCCAAACGTCGCCATGCCGCAGGGCGGGGAAGCATCTGGCGGCGAAATTTCGATCGACATGCAGACGCTGGCGATCACCTCGACGCGCGCGCAGCAACTGACCGAGCGCCGCCAGCGCCGCGAAAGGTTCGGCCGCATCGAGGCCGAGTTCGGGCTGACCCGTCAACGGCTCGCCATCGAACCGGGCGATGTGTTCACGCCGTCATTCGACGGCGACGCGATGACCATGCGCTGCGCCAAGCTGACCATCGGGGCCGATGGTCGGATGCCGGGCGAATGGAAGCGCGATGATCCGGCAGTTGCTGTCCTGCCGAACAGCGAAGGCGCGCCGGCCGCTGGCATCATTCCCGACACGATGCCCGATGCGGTGGCGGCCGAAGGCTTCGTTCTGGATACCGCCCTACTGATCGACGCGCACGACCAGACGGCACCGCTGGCCTACCTTGTCGCGGGACCGGACGAGCCGGGCGTGTGGACGGGCGCGGACTTTGCCGTAAGCGACACAGGCGATCTCGATTCCTATACCGAAGGCTGGGACGGCATCGCGTCCGACAGCGGGGCCATCATCGGCACGGTCGCAGGGACTTTGCCCGATGTTGCCTATCCCTGGGTGGCGGACCTGGGATCGAGCATTTCGATAACGATCAACGTCGGCGAGCTGACCGCAGCCACGCTTGATGAATTGATCCTCGACGGAACCCGCAATCTCGCCGCGATCCAATCGGGCGACGGGTGGGAACTGGTCCAGTTCATGACCCCGACGTTGACCGGCACGCTGACCTACACAATTACAGGCTTCCTACGCGGGGTGCGCGGCACCGAGTGGGCGATGGCGGGCCACGCACCGGGCGATGCCTTCGTGGTGCTCGACAACGCCAAGCTGCGGACGCTGGGCGCAAGCGAGATCGGCGACGAGGATTTCTACATCGTCACCACCACCGGGCAGGCGGTCGATCAGGATACGGCCTTTAGCCTCGACTACACAGGGGCGAGCCACAAGCCCTATGCGCCAGTTCTCGGGACAGCCGAACTCGACGGGGCCGACTGGGTATTCGATGCGGTTCGCCGCACCCGCATCGGCGGAACCACGCTTGACGGGCAGGATGTGCCGCTCGGCGAAGCAAGCGAGAGTTGGTCTCTCGACATCATGGACGGCGTCGCAGTGGTGCGAACGATCACCGGAACGAGCCTCCCGCTGACGTATCTCGAAGCCGACCAGATCACAGACTGGGCCGGCCCGCTCGGCGCCGAGCCAGAAGCCAATCTCTACCAGGTCAACCCAACCCTAAGCCTGCGCGGCTACCCGCTCAATTACCCTGAAGGTGTTTCATGACCTCAACTCCTCGCCTTGGCGCAACAGACTGGGCAGGCCCGCAAGCTTCCCCTTGGACAGCGCACAACGAAGCCCTCCGTCGTCTTGAGGCTGGCGCAGCTCGCTATGCCGTTGCCGACCGGGTGACTGCTCCGCCCGGTTCGTGCGCGGACGGCGCGAGCTACATCATCATCGCCACCGCGACAGGGGCCTTCGCTGGCAAGGAAGGCCAGATTGCCACGGCGGTCGGCGTCGATGCCGCGTCCGGCTGGCTCTACACTGTCCTTGGCACCCTACATGAAGGCGCTCTTGCCTATGTGCAGGACGAGGATGTCGACTATAGGTGGAGCGGTTCGGCGTGGGCTTCCCTCGGGGCCAATCCGACCGAGGCGACGGCTGTCGAGTTCTGGACAGGAACGGCGACCGGGAAATACCTGTCGCCCGCGATTGCTCAGGCCGGTTCCGCACCGACCGCGCTCACCAGCGGCGCCACGATCACGCCAGACTTCAACGCCGGTGCTAACTTCACGCTGACGCTGGAAGAGGACGCCACGCTCGCCAACCCGACCAACCTGCAGGCGGGCGACAGCGGAGCGATTGAGATCACGCAGGACGGAACCGGGGGCTGGACGCTGACTTATGGCGGCCAGTGGAAGTTCCCCGGCGGCGCGCCGGTGCTATCGACGGCTGCGGGCGCGGTGGATCTGCTGGTCTATTGGGCGCCGACCACCGGGCGCATACTCGCCACGCTGACGAAGGATTACGCGTCGTGATGTTCGTTCATCCGATGCTTGGGAGGGTAAACTTGGCGGGGACCATCGTGCTCCATACCCGCGTGCCCGCGGGCGATATGCAGAGCGGTTCTGATCGGCGCATTCCCGCTGGCGACATGGACAGCGGCGGGGACGTTCGCCAGGCTCAGGAGACCATCTAATGGCCGACAAGAAGATTTCCGATTTCACCGCCGCGACGGTAATCGCCGATGGCGATCTGATCGAGATCGAGAACGCTGCCGGCAATAGCCGCAAGGTGACGGGAGAGAACGCGGCGCTTTCGTTCGCGACGCTAGGACAGACAACAGGCGCATGGACGCCGGTTGTGGCGTTCGGCGGGGCTTCGGTGGGCGTGACCTACGCCATTCAGGTTGGCCGCTACGTCCGCACTGGCAATCTCGTAATGGCAACGTGCCACGTCCAGCTCACGAGCAACGGGTCTTCGACGGGCAGTTTCACGATAACAGGACTGCCGTTCACAACGAAAAACACAGCCAACCAGCACCACGCGGCGGCGGTGTTCGCGTTCGCCACTCCCGCCGGGAAAAACTTACAATTCTGGGCTGACCCAAACACGACAGTTCTAAAATGCCTCGACGTCACCAACGGCTCGTTGGCGACCGAGGCGGACGTTCAGGACTCCGCCGAGTTTATGGTCACTCTCACTTACGAGTGCGAGCCCTAGGTTTTGGCAGGATCGCAAATCCCCGCGAACCTAACCCCTTACCCTCTCCGAAGCTAAAATCCGGCCCCGAAAGGACCGCCGAATGACCATGCTCCAGTTCTTCGCAATTATGGGGGCCGTGTCGATCAGCCTCCTTCTAGCCGTGGCGCTGTTCAAGTGGCTCGGATGGTGGCGGTAATTTTCAACCAAGGAGACTGACATGAACGCATACGAAAAGCTCGCCGAACAGCTTGCCGAAGCCGAAGCGGCCGGCGACGAAGAAAAGGCCGAACGCCTGCGCGCCGCGATGGAACAGCTCGGCGGCGCTTCGACACAGAGCGGCGGCACCGGCAATGGACCTCCCGGCGAGCCGTGATGCACTGGACGCTGCTCGTCCTGGTCGTGCTGTGCGGCTTGAGCCTGGCGCTCAACGCCGTGCGGCTATGCCTGTTGGGCAGCGTCCGTTCCGCCGGGCTGCTGATCTGCCTGGGGTGGGGCATTCAGCAAACCTGGTGGCAGGCGACAGGCGGCGACAGCTTTGCGCTATTCGTGGTCTGCGATGCGGCGATCATCGTCTGGTTCCTGACCCGCAAGCGCCGCTTCGACATCGCGGAGAAGCTGATCGCGGCGAGCATCCCCTTGACCACGGGGCTCGGGGTCTACGCCTGGCTCCACGGCGGGCACACCACGGAAAGCTGGTGGGCGGGCTGGTGGCTGGTGGCGGGACAGATGCTGTTCGGCCTGCCCTACGTCAACGAACTGGCCCTGCGCGTGCGAGCATTCAACCGACAGTTCAACCCTTGGGAACATTTCAACCCGAGAGCGAGGCACGAGGATGCAGCATGATCGAATCCGGGGTCGCGCTCTCGACGGCATTCTACACCAGCGTCGGGGGGATGAGCTTCGGCTTCTCCTTTCTCGTGGTGCGTTGGTTGGCGGGCTTCGTTGCCGGCCGGATCGACAAGAAGGAAGACCGGCTCGATACCGGGTTGCAATCCCTTCTGGACGACTTCCGGCAGGAAATAGACCGCATGAAGGCCGAGTGCGTTTCGTTGCGTGAGGGTCTCGCCGAATGCGAACGCAAGCACGCCGAGAGCGAGGAAGAAGTCGCCCGCCTGCGGGGGCTGATGCAGGGCTACGGCGATGCGAAGCAGCTCGCGCAACTGAACGTCGCCGCCGACAAGGCCAGGAAAAAGACGGGAGAAGGCGAATGAGCGAGCGCACACGCGAACTGCAACGCTGGTTCAACTCGAAAGGCGCGCACCTGGTTGAGGACGGCGCATGGGGACCGATGACCCGCGCCGCGGTGATCGAGGTGTTCCGCAACCGCAACGCGCCCGCAGTGACGCCCGACGAGGTGACGCTGATCGCCAACACCCTTGGCGCCCCGGCACGCAACCTGCGAGCCGTCGCCAAGGTTGAGAGTGCCGGCGGGGGCTGGGATAACGACGGTCTGCTGAAGGCCCTGTGGGAGCGGCATTACCTGTGGCGGCGCGTTCGCATCGCCGTGCCGTTCCTGTCGAATCCCTCGCCGGGCGGCTACACGACGGACGCCGACAATGACGGCATCAACGACAGTTGGGAAAAGCTCGCCGATGCGGCCGGGCGGTTCGGCTTAGACGTTGCCGCCGAATGCGCGAGCTTCGGCAAGTTCCAGATCATGGGCGCGCACTGGAAGGCGCTCGGTTACTCCAGCGTGCGCGAGTTCGTGTGGCAGCTCAGCCTGAGCGAATTCGCCCACTATGACGCCTTCGCCCGGTTTATCCGCGTCAACGGCCTGATCGGCGCGCTGCGCCAGATCGACGGCAACCCGGCCAACTGCCTCGCCTTCGCGCGTGGTTTTAATGGGAAAGGTCAGAAAGGCTATGATGGCAGAATTGCAGCCGCATGGCGGACCGGCGGCTAGATATGTCCCCAGCGCGTCCCGCTCTTGATTTGGCTGATGATAGGCGAACCTACACCGAACTCTATGGCCAGATCGCATGTGCGCGCCCCGTTGGCTGCGCGTCGCTTTATCTCGCGAACCTGATCTGCCGTCAGCTTCGCGTGTCCATTGCGCTCACCCTTGGCGGCCCTGCCGTTAGCGGCTTGATCGCGCGAGTTATCGGCAAGCGTCATATATTCGAGGTTCGCCGGCAGGTTGTTCAACCTATCGCCGTCGATGTGGTTGACCGACATTTGCGGCGGCCGAGTGCCGATGAAAGCTTCGGCCACCAAGGAGTGGACGTAGCAGACCCGCCCTTTGTTGTGCCGCCACAGATTGACAACTCGATACCCGTTGCGGGCGACGGGTGCGCCTTTGATTGTGCCCTTCTCGGCGTGCCGAACGCGGCCCAAGTTGCTGACCTCGTAGCCCTCGACCTCGCGCGTCGGCCGCCATTCTTCCGTGTCCATCGGCAACCGTTATCACGGAGCAAATGTTATGTCTAACGGCAAGGGGCAGAAGGGCTACGATGGGCGGATTGCGGCGGCGTGGCGGGTGATGGGATGATCTTCCCCGGCCTCACCAACGCGCTCCGCGGCATCGGCGGCGAGTACGAGCTGACCCGCCTGGTCGGTGCGGCCGGTGCGTTCAGCTTCATCGTCGGGGCCAATGGCTTTGTCGCCTGGAACATGGCGGAGGGGCGCGAGTTCGACATCACCGCCTACTGCATCGCGTTCCCCGGCGGGCTCGCCGCGATCCTCGTCGCTATCGCGGGCGGCGCTGGGATCAAGGACCGCAACGTGGCGGTGGCCAAGGCGACCGAGGCGAAAACACGAACCGACGAAGCCGCCGCTCACGCCGGCGCGGGCACATCACCCGACGCCGCTGGCGATGCCGCCGAGGAAACCGCCGCTGCTGCCGTGGACAAGGCGGAAGAGATCAAAGCGAAGCCCGGTGGCTGAAGAACACGTCCGTCTGCGCGAGTTCGAGGAACTGCGGAGGGCGGACAAAGAGGCCGTCAACGTCGCGCTCAAAGCCGCCGACGAGAAGTCCAAGTCGCACAACGATATTTTGAGCGAGCTGCGCCACCAACAAACCACCTTCGTCACCAAAGAGCAGGTTAGGTGGACCGTGACCGCGCTGATTTCGGGCATGGCATTGATGATCGCGGCCTTTGCTGCCCTTGGAGAATGATGATGATCGCAGCCGGCAAGATCGCAGCCGCCATCGGTATCAAGGGCTTCGTCGCTATCGGCATGGCCTTGGCGCTGGCTGTATGCTGGTGGGGCTGGACGCGGGCCGCTGGCGCGCGAGACGAGGCTCGGACGGCTCTCACCCTAGCCGAGGCCGAGATCGCGCTCCTGGGCACTCAGGCGGCCCTTGTGGAGACTGCCGCCGAGGAACGCCAGGCCGACACTGCTGCTGTTGAACAAGCCGAAGAGGATCTGATCGATGCTATCGCCAAAGTCCCTGACACGCAGCCTGACGCTGTGCGCGTTCGCCTTGGCTGCGAGCGCCTGCGCCGAGCGGGTCGTCTCGACGCCGCTCTTACCGCCGAGGGCGGACCTTGCAGTGGAATCGAAGCCGGTCCCGCCGGTTGATATTCTGACCAGCGCTCAAGCCGCCGCGGAATACGATATAGCGGTTGAGGGCTGGGGTGAGCGAGGCTGGCTCACTGTGGCTCGCATTTGCCGCTGGGCGAAGGGGCATGGCGCTGCGGTCGATTGCCCCACCCCTCTGGAATAGTCCCCCACCCCACAACAGGTGTTCCGGGGCGGTAATACTCCGCCAGGCGCGGGATCGCGAGGAAGTCGTCGTCGTTGTGTCTC